GACCTTCCAAGACTTCAAGTGTAATGTACACATCAGCGGCCGCAAAGGTCCAGCCGGTATCAAACACGCAGTTGACAACAGACTTTCTACAGAAGCGAGAAACACGATTACGATCGAGAACGACGAAAACAAATGGGGTCTCGACGCAAGCCTCGAGCTTGTCGACACCTGCGCATTGGTACTCGACATACACCATCACTGGTGCCGTGAAGGTGAATATATACGTCCCACCGACGCTAGATTTGCTCGCGTGATTGACAGCTGGCGTGGTGTACGTCCTGTAATACATTATTCATACAGTCGTAACGAACACTTACCCGAAGGTTATGCACACGACACAATGCCTGATATGCCGGCACTGCTAGAAGCAGGTTACAAGAAGGCAAAACTTAGAGCGCACAGTGACTACTATCCTAATCAACTTGTTAACGACTGGGCATTGAGCTTCTTAGATTATGCAGATATTATGTGCGAAAGCAAGTGTAAAAATCTTGCCAGCATCGACCTATATAAATACAAAGAGGAATTAGAACACTATGAGCTATTTGAAAAAAATGTACGGACGCAAGACTTCTACCAACCAGCAGGATGTATCCAATAAAAACCCTAACCGCGTAACGGGCGGATTAAAAGCACAAGGTGTTGATCGTTTCACTATGCTAGGTGAAGACGGTACTCAACAGGAAGTTCCATCACTTCAATATGTATCTAGTTTGGAAGAGCAGTCAAAAAAACAGCGAGCCGCTATCACTGTATTAGAGCGTAAGCTGGCTCGCTGTGAATCTGCAATTGAACAATTAAAGGGCGTTATTATTTCGCGTTCTTAACTCTACTTAAAATTTCTGCTTTAGTAAGACTTGCATTGGCTTTAACACCACGCTTCTTAGCTTCTTTTAAAAGCTGAGCTTTATTCAATTTATCAAAATCGCAACTACCTGAACCTTTCTTCTTAGTTGAAGCTTTCTTAGTTGTTGCTTTCTTTTTAGTTTGTGTTTTAGGTTTTGTTTCTGGTGCCATTACTGTTTCAATAACATCTGGAACTGAACCATAGCCTAAAATACGTTTAAACCAATTTAACATAATTTTCCTCCTATAGGAATAATTATTTACTAAATACATACAACGTAGGAGATAAAAATGGCTAGAAATTTAACAACACCGGTATTTTCAGGTAGTTTAAAATTAGACCGTGTTACAGGTATCAGAGCTGATAGAACAAAGGGCGCAACACCAATTCAAAACTTAGTTAAGCCAGATACATCATTTAAAGCAGCACCCCGTTCAATGAAAACAGTTGCTAACATTACTAGCGACGGCCTTAAAAAATAAAAGGAGTATAATATGAAAAAATTTATTATGGATAGACTTAGCGAAAGAACTTCACTAGACGGTGCAGTTCTAATTGGCGCAGGAATTGCGTTTTTAATCTTTAAACCAATCGCAAGTATAGTAGCATACGGTGCTATTGCATACGGTGCTTGGACTATTTACAAAAGAGAAGACTAAAGTTTACTAATATCTAAGTTACTAGAAGCAGGCATATCCCATATCTGCTTCTTGGTAACACCCATCTTTTGTGCAAATTTCTTACTATCACAGTTCTTACATACGTGAAAGTAGTTATTTGATATACGTTTCGGATCCATTTTACTTCGAGAACGATCAAACTCAATATTACAATTATCACAACGCATTACAACTACAGTAGATTCACGATAATAGGTGTGTTCCTTGCCGGTTTTACTACAACGTTTATGTATCGTCTTTAATGAATATTCTCTTATGAACATATAAGTATTTACATTAAGTTTATAAAAACATACGATAAATAATACAAAGGAGTTGATGATGATCGAACTTACCGAAGCTGCAAAAACACAAATTGAAACTTTATGTACCACTAATGATGTATATGCTGTTACTTTAAATATGAAAGGCGGCGGTTGTGCAGGGTTTGAATATGACTGGGACGTTGTTAAAACAGCCGAAGAGTTAGATCAAAACTCAACAATAGTTGAAGCAGGAGCAGGTAATTTTGCTGTAGAACCAATGAGTTTACTCTACATAATGGGTTCTACAATTGATTATAAAACTTCAATTATTGGATCACAGTTTGAAATTGATAATCCTATGTCTAAAAGCAGTTGCGGCTGCGGAGTAAGTATCAATATTGATATGGACAAAGTTGCAGAAGCTGAAAACGAATTAACTACAGAAATAAAATAAGCCTTATTTGGAGTGTATATAAATGGCAAAACAAGATATTAACATTGGTGTAGAAGGTAACGACGGAACAGGCGATAGTATACGCGAGTCGTTTCGTAAAACGAATGAAAACTTTAACGAACTTTATGCCGTAATTGGTGAAGGCGGACAGATTGGACTTACTGATTTAAGTGGTATTGCAATTGATAGTTTTGAAAACTTTCCAAGTACAAACTCAGCTCCGGTACTAGCAGGTATTAACAACGACACACAAGGTAGTGAATTAGAATTTTTTAGACTTGTTAGTGATAGTTTTATTAATCCGGCTGCTGACGATAGTATTGAATTTGATGTTAGTAGAGTAGACAATGACGGGCGTCCAGTAATTGTTGTTAAATCTGTAAAAAGTTCTCTTTCAAGTGATCCAAATCCAACACTAGGAGCAAACTTAAACTTAGGCGGAAAAATTGCTTATAATACAGCTAATCCTTCACAATGGGCTGCTTTAGCCACTGACGATGGATTTACTGAAGACGATGTTCTTATTGATAAAGGATTTGCTGACCAAACCTATTTAAAATCTACAGGCTCAGGTACAGGATCACAGCTAAGAGTTCGTACTGAAAGTGAAGTAAATATAGAAGATTACACTTACACTATTGCTAATTTTGATGCTTCTGGTAGAGTAGTTATTAACGATAGATATCAAGACGGGGTTCTTGTATCAGGTCAAGGACACGGCTTAGATACATCAGCAAACGGTGCTCCATTTTCATACGCTACTACTGGAACTAGTGCAGTAGATACTAGTGTAACACCAAGTAGAACACTAAATGATGTTAATGACTTTCCAAACAGCAAATTTTTTATAAGGGTCGTTGACAGTACAACATTAAGTTTACATCTTAACGAAGCTGATGCTAAATCTGGTAGTAATACATTAACAGCGGCTGGCGGTACTGGTACACAGACACTTGCCGACTTTTATTATCAACCAGATCTTTTACCAGGTACGTTCTTAGCTAATGAAGCAATTCCAAGAGAAAGTGCAGTTCGTCGACAAGGTGACGAACTGGAAGGAGCGTTATACTTACACGATCATCCAGGTGAACTTGCAGGAGTTGGTACTCCTAACGGACTAGAAGACTTACAGGCTGCTACAAAATTTTATGTAGATAACACAAGTTTTGCATCAAACATCAATATATTTGTTAGCACATCAGGCGACGACACGCAAGCAAGTACGCCTCCAGGAAAAGAAGGACGCTCACTAGCATATGCATATCGCACAGTTAATGCAGCGGCAAGAAAAGCAGAAGAAATTGTTATTGCAAGTAAAGTTGAACCTGGTCCGTATATGCAAACTATTCAGTACGGATCTAGTGAGACTAATCTTCAAAATTCAAAAGTTTTATCGGCTGATTTTGATCCAGCACTAAAAGCAGATTATGGCGCATCAACTGAGAAATTTAACTTATTAATAAACAATAACTTAGATTTTGTTGTTGCAGAAACTATTGCTTGGGTTTCATCTAAGATAGCGGCTGCAAATGCTGACCTTACACTTACGCCGAGCGACCCAGACTACATTTGGAAAAACTTTGCATATAACGAAGAAACGTGTGCAAGAGATTTACGCTTAATTATTAATGCTGTAAGATTAGATACAATTTCTGGAACAACAGCAAATAAGTTATCAAGAAATGCTGGTATTAGATATTATAGTAACTCAAGTGGAAGACTTGCAGTAACAGCTCAATTAGATCAAACAGTTGCAACAATTAATAAAGCAAAAGAACTTTTAGCAAGTTATGTACTTACTAATGATGTTTATCCTACAGTACTAAACACCGACTATACGCAGTATCAAGACGTTGGTTTAGTTGATGCTCCTAGTGCATCAATTGATCGTTTAAATGGTTTGGTTGCAAACATTGTTGATATTATGACTAACGGACTAGCAGCATTTGAAAGTATTGACTTAAACGAAGGTGCACCGTATTTACTTAAGATTTCTAAGGGCGGACTTGATAGTGTATGGCAAGGTAAACCATTAAACACTGACTTGGTTCCTGGTAAAGTTGTTAATGGCATACGTAGTGATGCACTTGGTAGAATTGTAAGTTATGATAACACAACAAATGAAATAATTAACGGCGAAGAAACCGATATAATAGAATTAATACTAGAAGAACCGATTGAGTTTTTAGTTGAAGGAGCTGGTCGTAATATTCAAAATGTACAGGTTGCAGATGCTCTAGGCGATATACTTGAATTTGGTAATAGAGTTAGCGAAAAACAAATTACAATTCGTATAGAGTCAGGAATATACGAAGAAGACTATCCAATCAAAGTAAGTTCACAAGTTTCTATTTTAGGTGACGAGATGAGACGTGCTATTATACGTCCAAGAAATCGTGTATCACAATCTAAATGGGCAAACACATATTTTTATCGTGACAAATATTTTGACGGATTGACTCTACACAATAATACTGTTACATTTGAAAACGAATCTACACTTACACTTACTGGCGGTTCGCTTACTGCATATAAAGGTGATGTACTAACACAAGCAAATACGTTCTCGTATAATGAAGCGAAATGTAGACGAGACCTTGATTATATTTTAACACAAGCAGGGTATGACATTACCTTAGGTACAAACTATAATTCTGTAACACAAGGTTTAGCATATCAGAGAGCAAGTGGTGCAGTAGTACAGGCTAGCCAGTTGCAACAAGAATTAGCAGCCGTTGGTTTTGCTAGAAACTTAGTTGCTCAACTTACTGAAGTTGCTGATAATTCAACTGCACTTTCAAGATCAAATGCATACTTTAACGAAGTACTTGATATTATTGAAAACGGTAACCAAGATACAGAAGATTCTGCTAATGCGTTAGTGTTTCCAGACGATGCTAGTTTTGATTCAAACAAAGTAGCAGCAAGGGATAAACTACAGGCTAACAGAACATTTTTAAAGAACGAAGTAAAATTTCACGTAACTAACGACTTTAGTCCTCCGGCAGGATGGGATAGTGATTTACTTGAACTACACACTGGCTTCTGGGTTGATGCCTTAACATATGATATTTTGTATGGCGGCAATGATGCTACTACAACACAAGCAAGATTATACTTTACAGGCGGTTCGCCTACAGGTGGTACAATTAATCTTAGTGCTGCTCAACAAGCAGTTGTAATCGAAGGTGTTGATCACTTACAAAGCATTATAAGTAATATTTTAACTGGGGTAGCAATAACAAAAGCCACTGGTAACAATTTAACTCAAACTACGTCAGGTGCAAATGCATCAGCTGCTGAAGGTTCAGATGCAAGTACAAATCTTGCAATTATCGAAACAGCCGTTACTAATCAAAGTGATAGTACATTAGGATCACCAACTCAGCCAAGTGTTGCTTGGTCAGCACAATCATTGAAAGATGCTAAGGGCGATATTGAATCTAACTTATTAAGTGCTGATGCTAATATTAATATCATTGATAGAACTATTGAGTTTATTGACAGTAATACTGGAGTTAGAGCTACAATATTAGAAGATATAACAAATTCAACTACAGTAAACATTAGATACAGCGATGGTTATAATCCGGCTGGTGCAGATGTTTCTGCTAGTTCACAGTTTAATACAACAGACGATATTGTGCTTAACGGTGTTTCACAGACAGGAGTAACTGTTGTTAGTGCGGATAATACTAGAACAGTTGACTTTGATATGGGTTGGCACTATGCTAAAGATTCAACAAAACCTGTCAATACATTTTCGTCAAACAGTGTTAATAACAGAGGGTTAAGAGATAACGCAGCTGAAATAATGCGTCAAAACAAGATTAATATCCAAGAAGAAGTGTATGACTTTATGGATGCTCAGGCTACTGCGGCACAGGCAGCAGGATTTGGTACTTGGGCACAAGTTACAATAGTTACAAACGGAACTATTGCTGTACAAAAAGGTGAAACCCTAACACAGTCAGTGTCAGGAGCTAGTGGTGTTGTTAAAGATACTCCAGTTAACGCCGGTGGCCAAACAACTGTTATTTTAGTATCTCCAACTACAACATTTAACACTGTAAACGATATGACAGGATCTGTAAGCGGAGCATTGGGTGTTGCTAGTGTTCCTGATAGTGTTAATGTAGGTAAATTTACTTTTACATCTAAATGTAAAAGAGATATTGGTTACGTTGTCGATGCACTAGTGTTTGACTTAGAAAAAGGTCGTAACGATCAGTCAATGGAAGTACAAGGCAAATATTACGAAGGTGCTGTTGAAGTAGGACAAGAAGAAATTACATCACAAGCATTTAGTCACATTAAAACTATTGCTGAATCATTGTTAAATGTTGCTGCTCCGCAAGCACCATCTGGAAGTTTACAAACTTGGAAACTAGATTATCCGGCAGCTGAAGCAGGAGCGAGTGGTGTTGTAACTAATTTGATTGACACTATTATATTTGCATTTGACGCTGAATACAATCCACCTATTAATAACAGAGATATGGATGTATTCTTAATGAACGATGCTACAATCATACGTCAGTGTACTATCCAAGGACACGGCGGAATGATGACAGTACTTGATCCAGCAGGTCAAATTTTAACTAAGTCACCGTATATTCAAAACGGATCAAGTTTCTCACAATCAGTAAACAAACAATCATTTAGAGGTGGTATGTTTGTTGACGGTTTTGTTGGTAATATGCCATTAGAAATTGTAGGTCCAAAAAACGGTGATCCGTTTAGATTATATGCAAGAAGTAAACGTTCGCAAGTTCAAGTAAACGGATTAGGAGTTGGTCACGGATTGTTTACTAGACGTCCAGAACTTCCTGCGCCATTTTATGTAAACGGAATTAGATACCAAGTAAATGCAATTAGTGGGTATAACAGTACAACTGGTACTTGTGAATTAATACTTGACAAAAACTCAGGAACAAAAGACGGTAACGATAACGGCGAAGGTTGGTTAGGACCAGTTACACATTACACACTAGTTGGTGGTGTAAGAACTCCACAGTACGGACAACAAGAAAACTATCCTACTATACTACAAACTGCTGGTAATAGATCACAGTTAGGAAACGACTTTACACAAATTAACGATTTAGGTTATGGATTGCTTGTAACTAACACTGGTTTATCAGAGATGGTTGGTATGTTCACATACTACTGTCACGCAGCCTACTATGCAAACAACGGTTCTGAAATTAGATCAGTAGGTGGTTCTAATGCTTATGGTAACTTTGGACTAGTTGCTGCTGGTAGTGACCCTAACGAAGTTGCACAGACTGGTACACTAGCATATAATACTGTTCAAACAGCAAAAGTTTACAGAAACGACAGTGGGCAGTTTGTTACCGATGCAGAACAAAATTATGTATATGTATACGATACAGACTTTATTCCGTTACCTGAAGGTGAAATTGATATCACCTTTACTAACAGAAAAGCATTAATATCGTTTACTGGAACTAATACTGTTAATCTTACAGGACACGGTTATAAAACTGGTCAAAAAATTACTATTTCAGACAGTGCAGGTGTTAGTGGATTAAATGACGATCACTACATTACAGCAGTTGATGCAAACTCATTTACATTGTTTAGTGATGCCGGATTAACTTCAGCAAGAAACTTCACAGGAAGTCTTTCAACAAATGGTACTGCTTATCCAGCAGACGAAGAAGGAACAGATAGTAGAAAATATGAAGTTGTAAATGTTATTCCAGCATACATCGAAGAGGCTGTACCTGCTGTTAATCAAAGAACTTTAACATTATCATCAGCTGTTACTGCTTTTTATGGTGATACTGTTACTCAAGAAAACAGCGGAGCAACTGGACAAGTAGTTGTACCACAACGTACTGCTGATGCTAATGGCGATATTGTAGGTGGCACAACATTAATTATATCACAAGCTGATGGTGCTACACCGTTTACTCAAAATGCAGCAGACGAAATTAAAATTACTAATGTCGACGAAGGCACTGATACAACTGAATTTAGTGACGGTGTTGATGTTATAGGAATAGTTGACAATGCTGATCAGAGTGGTTTACCACTTAGTGGACCTAATGGTGCTGTTTGGAAGTTGACATTTTCAAATCAAACTACTGATAATACTAGTGCAACTGGTGGCCTAGCATATAAACTATATGGTGGGGAAAGAGTTGTTATTAGACAGAGAGCAAAATTAACACTTGAAGGTATTGAATCAGTTCCAGTTCGTCCATCAACTGCTGTTGTGTTTAGTGAATCTTCAAAAGTTTATAGATCATTAAACTTTGATACTGCAACTATTAGTAACTGGAATAGCACAGCAGATGCTGAACTACCAGACGGATTTAACACACTAACATTTGATAATAACTATCAATATATTCTTTCAACAGTAAATTATAGCAGATATAAAACAAACGTAAAATTAGATCTTGCAGCTGGTGTAACTGTTACCAAAGGCGACACAATTACTCAAGGCAGTGCATCAGGTAAAGCAGCAGAAACTATTACTGGCACACAGACTTTATATGTCACAGACTGGAACGGCACAGCATTTACTACAGGCTCTATTACAGTTAATGCAACAACTACAACAGTATCAACAGTAACAGCATTTAGTTCTAGTGATACATTTGGTGGTACAGCTGGCGATACACTAGTTGCAATAACTTCTCCAATTACTGACGAAGACACACTGAGCAGACTGCAAAATGCCGATATGATCTTTGGTTGGAAAGACAGAATACACGTAGTAAAAGCATATCACGATGGTGCTGGAAACGCTACAGGAACACCAGCAGGTAGTTCGTTACTAACAGGATTTGCATATTTAGAAATTGACCCAACACCATTAGTTGACAAAAATGTACAAGTAAGCCCAACACCGCCAGCAACAGGTATTGCTCGCCCACTTCGTTATGGTGGAGAAATTCAACAGGTTGTACTAAGCATTGGTGTTCAAGAAGGCGAACCTGCAGAAATTACTGTTAACATTTCGTTAACCCGTGCTACAGGACACGACTTTAGTAATATCGGTACAGGATCATTCAATACTAGCAACTATCCAAATATTATCTTTGGCGAACCTTCAGAGTCAAAAGCTGAAGCATATACTAACGAAGACATTGCTGAAAAATCTCAAGTATGGGAAAAAGGCAAAGGTCGTGTGTTTGTTATGTCAACTGACGAAGACGGCTTCTTTAGAGTTGGTAAGTTCTTTGAAGTTGACCAAGGTACTGGTACTGTTAAATTTGCAGCACAAATTAATATTTCAGGACTAGACGGACTAGGATTTAGAGACGGTGAGACAATTAACAAGTTTACAGGTGATAGTGGAATGTCACCAATTGATAATAGTACAGTGCCTACATCTTACTCAGTTGAACAATATATAGATAGACGTCTTGGCTTTGATAGAAATATGAATGTTAAGACTGCATTGTTAGGTGATGGATATCTTCCACAAAAGAATCCAGTACTTACACAAACGCTCGATGCTAACTTAGAGCCAGATCATACATTGAATATGCAAAATGGCCGACTTGTTCAATTAGGTGATCCTACACAAGACTTAGACGGTGCTAACAAACAATATGTTGATAAACGTGTTTTTGCTAACGACGAGATTCAAGAACTTCGTGACATTGAGTTAAATGAAGTTGCATTTAGTCAAGAATATGGTAAAAATGATCTAATTGTATTAACTGGTAACAAACGTGTTTATGTAAAACAAACAACAGGTAATCCAGATGATTGGAGAGTTGGGGATATAATTACAGGTGATGCAACTGATAGTGCAGCCTATATTGAAGACTTAGAAGCTAAAACACTTGACAACAGTGAAGAAGTATATGTCCTATCATATAAGCCTTTACAGATTACAAGTATAACAACTAGCGGCAGTAATAATAACCTAACTGCTCAAAGAGGATTTACTATTGAACAGCTTAATAGTGGTGCAACTGGCGAAATATTATGGTCGCAAGATTCAACTAGTACAGCTAGTGCTAACACAAAAACCAATGGTAACCAATTTAAATTAATTAATGTTACTGGAACTTTTACAAATAATGTTGCTGATACTCTTACAATTAAAAATTTAGTAGATGCTGATGTAACAAGTACTCCGGGAATATATCCATTAAGTGTTACTACTCAAGGTTTACAAGATTTTGAAAACGAATTAATTGAAAACACCGACGGAGCAAATGGTCAAACAACTGGCGGTTTTGACGGTGCAAATGTAACAACTACATTAGAATTTGCAAATGCTAGTGAAGCAAGTAACACAGTTGACGATGGAGATCCAGGAAGTGTAACACGCAGTGATGTTAACATTGAAGTTGAAAGAGTACGAGCAACTCAAAATGCTATTACTGGTGAAATCTTAGACCCAGGTAAAACAAAAATAAATTTACAGTTACAAGATCAAGCAATTATTAACAGTGATGTTAATAATGAAGCAGACATTGTACAAAGCAAATTATTGATGAATAATGCTCCAGTACTTACAAATTCTGATGCGCTAGATGATTCAAGTACAAGTGGACAACGTACTAAACAAGCAAATCAAGGTATTGCTGCATTCAGTGCAGATGCTTTTGCTGAAGATCAACTTTGGACATTAACTGGAACAGATGCAGCGGCGTTTACTAGTTCATTACAAATTGATGATATAATTACACAAAACAGTGGTACTAAAGTAGCATATGTAGATGCAATTATCAACAGTTCAGGGCCATATCAAATCAGGGTAAGAACAGCAACTGGTTTTGCTGTAGGCAGTGCAACTGGTAATAGATTAACCAAAATAGCAGTTCAAGAAAGCGACTACACAAAAGATGCTTCAGCACAAAGTCAAACAACGATTAGTAATGTTCTTAATACTGGATTTATTAACATTAAAGACCGCGGTATTACGTTTGATAAAATACAAGATCTACCAGAAAAAACACTTATTGGTCGTGCTGATATTGACTTTGATGGCGCACAGGAAGGTGCTGGAGAAAGCGGTATCACAAGAGCTATACCATTTAGTTTAGTAGTTGACGAAGGTGGCGGTCTACAAGACAAAGACTTTAATGATAGTCAACTAGTTACTATTTCTGGAACAATCATAACTACAGTAGGTGAAGTTACTATACCAGACGGTACTATTATTACACAAGCAGGCAATACAGGTGCTACAGGTACAGTACAAGGCGATGTTAATACAGAAAATAAAATAGTACTAGTTAGTGTAAGTGCAACAAACTTTAATACAACTGGGCAACTTCAAATTCAAGGAGGCAGTGTATTAGGTGCAGCAAGTGTTCCAACTGGTGTTGTTAGTTCACAAAACTTGTTAGGATCAGCATTAACTAAAGTAGCTGACGGTATATACGGTTCTACACCAATTACTAATGTAGGTGCAGATGACAGTCTTGTTAGAACACTAAAGACCGGCGACACTTATGCTACTATTGATAATAACTTAGATATCGGCGGATGGATCGATGTTAGGGGATTAATTGTTGACGGTAGACGAGCTGTTGATTTTAATTCAGGAAACTCTCGCTTAGAACTATGGACACCAGGTGATCAACTTTCATTGACACTAGAAGGTTCGGTACCAGGTGCTGGACAGTCAGTTAAACATAACATTCGTGCAACAACTTCTAGTTTACAGATTGGTAGCACGTCAGTCGAAAAGAGTGAAGTAGACTTTGGTGGATTTGCAAGTGACTTTATGCAAAACAGCGGTCTTGACAAAGACGAGCCATACTTAAATACTCCTTGGGTATTTACAAACTATATTCAAGCACCAGGCGACTTAGGTAATACTGGTACAGGTATTTCAATTGGTGCAGGTGGTAGACACACTACAGCAGATCAAATTGCACTAGTAGTCAACGGCGCTGGAACAAGTACTGTTCTTATAGACTATGATGAAATTACATTAGGTGTTTCAGGAACTGTGCGTCAAACTATTGCAGACGGCACAACTACTATTAACAACAGTTTAAATGTTAACAGTGGCGCTGACACTAAGTTTAGTGTTGCTAATGCTACTGGTAATACAAGAGTATATGGTACATTCCGAACAGACGGTAATACTACTATTGGTACCAATGATGCAAACACACTTACACTAAACGCTGATGTTGCATCACACATTGAACCAAGTGCAGACGATACTTATGATTTAGGTGCTAGTGGTAGTGCTTGGAAAGATTTGTACTTACACGAAAGTATTACATTCGAAGGTGCAACAGGCGAAGGCGAAATTGTAGTTCCGGCTAACCTAGCAGATGCATTAAGTATTAAAGATAGTGTAGGCGACTTAATTGTATTAAAAACTACAACAGGTGATAATGCAGTAACTATTACACCAAACACTACTGTTAGTGGTACACTTGATGTTACAGGTGCAGTAAACTTAAACAACACTACAACTAGTACTAGTTCAACAACTGGTGCATTAATTGTAGACGGTGGTGCAGGTATTGCTGAAAACGCACATATTGGCGGTACACTTGATGTTACTGGTGCAGTAAACTTAAACAACACTACAGCTAGTACTAGTTCAACAACCGGAGCATTAATTGTAGATGGCGGAGTTGGTATTGCTGGTGACGTACACGTTAACGGTGACATTACTGTTGGTACTGTTACTGGGCAAGTATCAGATGTATCTAATCACGACACTGACGATATTAGTGAAGGTTCAACTAACGAATACTTTACAACACAACGAGCAAGAGATTCAATTAGTGCAAGTGGTTCGTTATCATATGATTCATCAACTGGTGATGTATCATATACTGAACGTACCGATGCAACCATACGTGGATTGTTTAGTGCAAGTGGAGATTTATCATACAACAACACAACTGGTGTAATAAGTTTTACTGCGGCAACAATGTATTCAGACTCGGATGCACGTGGTGCTATTAGTGCAGGTGGAGATTTATCATATAATAGTTCAACTGGTGTAATGAGTTATACTACACCAACTATGTATGCAGACTCGGATGCACGTGGTGCTATTAGTGTAACAGACTCAGGTGGCGACGGTAGTTTATCATATAATAGTTCAACTGGTGTAATTACTTACACTGGTCCAAGTGCGGCCCAAGTAAGAGCTCACTTTAGTGCTGGTACTAATATTTCTATTAGTGCAACAGGTGAAATTAGTGCAAGCCTAGGCTCAGCAGCAGTAGGTAGTGCAAGTCAAGTAACAGTTACTGAAAATCGTACTAACAGTGGTACATTTTATCCAATATTTACTAGTGGTAACACTGGTACTAAAGATCTAAGTATGGATGATCAAGGAAGCAACGGGTTAAGTTATGTTCCTTCAAGCTCAACACTAAAAGCAACTATCTTTAGTGGTAATGCAACTTCAGCAAACTACGCTGACTTGGCAGAGAGATACATTGCAGATGTTGCATATGAGCCAGGAACAGTATTAGTATTTGGTGGCGAAGAAGAAGTTACTACAACAGATACCAAAGGCAATCGTAAGGTTGCAGGAGTTGTTTCGACTGATCCGGCTTACTTAATGAACAATCAATTAGAAGGTGACACAGTTGTTAATCTTGCATTAACAGGGCGTGTACCTTGTAAAGTAATTGGTACTGTTGCTAAAGGTGATATGCTTGTAACTAGTGCAATTCCAGGATATGCTATTGTTAACAACGATCCTAAACTAGGAACTGTAATTGGCAAAGCAGTAGGTTCAAAAGACACAGAAGATAAAGGTGTTGTTGAAGTTGTTGTAGGACGTATGTAATAAATACAGTATAGGAGACAGTAAATGACGATTAAAACAATAAATCTTGGTAGTGTAGCAAATGACGGAACTGGAGATGATCTAAGAGAAGCATTTGAAAAAGTTGTTTATAACTTTAATGATTTAGATAATCGAACACCAGAAGCAACTACAGTACTTAACTTAGGTACTGGCGAAGGTTTGTTTTCAAATAAAAATAACGCAGAGCTACAATTTAAATCGCTTGTCGCAGGAAATAATATCACGCTGTCTTCAGATTCTAATGAACTTACACTTGATGTTAATGCTGGGGTAACGCAATTTGATATTGCTGCTGATACTGGTAGCGTAACAATTACCGAAAATAGTACTGTTACACTAGCAGGCGGAACATCAATTACTACTGCACGAGACGGTAATACTATTACTATTAATTCTAGTGCTTTAACTAAACTAGAAGATGATCCAGCACCTAGACTTGCTAGTGGGTTAGACGCAAACGGTAATAATTTAGGTGGTGTTGGTATAGTAACTGCAACAACAGTAAATGCAACATTTAACGGAAATCTTACAGGAAACGTACACGGTATTGATATACGAGATCTTAATTACTATCGCGAAAGTGAAAATAGTTGGAACTTTGGTAGTATTACGCCCATAGCAGTAACAAATTTATATGATTTTTTGTTTGCTACTACTAGTGTAGACTTTGGTTCTATAGCAGGTAATAACGTTAATGTAAGTTTGGATCTTGGTGCTATCAACATTTAATTTTTCGATAAATACTGCTATATAAAGGAATTCTTGTATGGCGTTATGGAATATATCCAACAACACACTTCTTAGAGAAATTGAGGAAGGAAAAACTCTTAGAGAACCTCGAGACGGAGAATCTCGGGCTGAAAGTCTTCAGCCTATAGACTTAGATGTTGCTGCCGGATCTTCTTTAAAAGTTATTGGCGGCTCTCTTCCGCCCGGGTTGAGAATTACTGATCAAAAAATACAAGGCACTGCGTTTGAAGTTGCTCGACAAACAGAATTTAAATTTGTTTTACGTGCTACTAAAGATAACGAAATTGACGATCGAACATTTAGAATAAATGTTAGTGGTGCAGATAAGCCAATATGGGAAACTAGTGCAGGTTCTTTGCCTGTTGGCAACAACGATACATTTTATATATTAGACAATAGTCCTATAGATTTTCAACTAATTGCAAATGATGATGATATTGAAGCAGGCCAATCATTAGAATATTTTATTGCTAGTGGCGATGGCGAATTACCACCAGGAATACAACTCACTAGAGAAGGTAGAATTGTTGGTGTTGTAGATCCTGTTCTTGCAATTGATACGCTTGCAAACAATGGGTATTATGATACAA